AGATGCCTTGTTACTAAAGGCTCTTAGCGGTTTTCCGTCAAATTCATCTAATATAATGTAACGCAATATGTCCATGGAGCAAAACACTAACATAGGTAAATTCTATAAGCAAACTATTTTTTTTATAGAAAATGCTTGACAATGTATTTTAGGTCATTAATATAGGCATTGTAGTATTTAACTTTAGGAGAGAAAAAATGAAAAAAGTAAAACAAGTGTATGTAGGTAAAGCTGATAAATGTTTTTGTGGTTGTTCAGGTAAATGGTTTGATGCTAATAAATCTGACGATTTAACAGGCTTTTTAAAAGGTATTCAAAAGTTTAATCAACTTGGTGTAGATAATGGTGATGACTCTTGGGACGTATCAAATCCAGATAGAAATAATATAGTTGTTGCTTTATATTATCAATAAGGAGAGAAAAATGCTTTATGACAATAAATACCAACAATTTGACTACATTGTTATTGACTCTAATAATGATGATAAAGTTGTTGCAGATAACTTTGACTGTTTAAGTCATGCAGAACTTTGGATTGAAGTGCATAAAAAAGACTATCCAAATTCATTTCTTATTACTGAACTAGCTTAAGGAAAATATTATGAAAATTTCAACAATGATAGTAATAGCAGTAGCATTTTGGGCTTATGTATGGCTTTGCTTACAAATCATGGGTAAGTTAGCAGGTGCAATATGAATAGATATATTATTTGCTTTATGATAATTTTTATAGCATACTTCACATGGAGAATTATATGTTAGAACATATAGCAGATATTCTTAAACGATTGAATGACGAACTTAAATTAGATAACGATAAATGGGAGAGAGAACAAAATGTCACAACAACAACATTACGACCAGCTGCAGATGGAACAACATCAACAGGAATTAAAACAACAGGAGAGAAAGATGAACTATAACGAACTACGTAAGATTAATGTATCAGACCATATTGAGAAAAAGAATGGTCTATCATATCTATCATGGGCTTGGGCTGTAGACACGCTTCTACAGCAAGACCCAACTGCTACATGGACTTATGGTGAACCTAAACAATTTGGTGAAACACTTATGGTGTTTTGCACAGTTCACGCTTTTGGTAAATCTATGACTTCACAATTACCTGTGCTTAACTTTAGAAACCAAGCTATTCCTAACCCTGACGCTATGGCAGTTAATACAGCTATGCAGCGTTGTTTAGCTAAGGCTATTGCATTACATGGCATTGGTCTTTACATCTATAGTGGTGAGGATATTCCAGAGTCAGAACAACCAGCTTTAAAGGCAGTATCTAGCAAGGACTTTCTATGATTGAACAACGCACAGAAGAGTGGTTTCAGCAACGTCTAGGCAAGGTGACAGCATCCAGAATATCGGATGTTATTGCCAAGACTAAAACAGGCGTATCTACATCTCGTCAAAACTACCTTGTCCAACTTGTATCAGAACGTCTTACAGGCAAGAAAGGCGATAGCTTTGTTAATCAGGCTATGTTGGATGGTATTGAAAGGGAAGGATTGGCTAGAGAGCTATATATGCAAACTAGAGGCGTATCTGTAACAGAGGTAGGTTTCTTTGACCATCCTATTATTAAAAATAGCGGTGCTAGTCCTGACGGAGCTGTAAATGCAGAAGAAGATGGTAAGTATGCAGGGCTTATAGAAATTAAATGCCCTATAGAAACAACCCATACTAATACGCTTATGAGCAAATCAGTTCCTAGTAAATACATTCCACAGATGCAATGGCAATTAGCTTGCACCGGTGCTAAGTGGGTTGATTTTATAAGCTATAATCCTAACTTCCCTGAAGAACTACAGCTCTTTGTAGCTAGGGTTGATAGATGTAATGATACAATAGCAAACCTAGAGGAAGAGGTAGTTAAGTTCCTAGACGAAGTAGAACAAACAATTATTAAACTAAAGGAGTAATATATGGCTGAGTATATAGCAAAACCAGGTAAAGCTAACGCTTTTAAAGTTCCAGTAAAGCAAGAAGATTGGCATGCAGATTTTACAGGAAAAGTAATCATTCCAGAAGATATTGTTCCTGGTGCAACATATCATTTTGGATTAACTAAAAAGCAAAAAGCAGATGGTGAAGTGTTTGTTGAATTTAGATTAGGTGGTAAATTTACACCTAAAAATGAAGAACGTGCTAAACCTGCTGTTGAAGGTGCAGATGACTTATCAGACGTTCCATTTTGATAAGTATTTCCAATTAGACATAATGGTCTAAAATGGTATATAATACGGTTGTCGGTTGCTGGAGAGCAGGTAACTTGTCAATACTTTCATTATTGATAAACCGACATACTCACTCAATAGCCATGAAAGGGCATACCATGATTACACAATCAAAATTAAAAGAACTATTAAATTACGACCAAGACACAGGTATTTTTACTTGGAAAAAAAGAACAAGCAATAGAATTAAAGTAGGTAATATTGCAGGAAATACACACAATTGTGGATACATAGAAATGTGTATTGAAGGAAAAAGATGTCTTGCTCATAGACTTGCATGGTTATATATTTATGGATACTTACCAAAACTTATAGACCACATTAATGGAGATAGACAAGATAATAAAATTTCTAATTTAAGAGAAGCTACATATCAAACCAATATTTATAATTCAAAGATTAGGTCTGATAATAAGTCTGGAGTAAGATGTGTTAGTTGGAATAACAAAAGAAATAGTTGGGAAGTTAGAATAAAAATTGATGGTAAATTAAAGCATTATGGAGATTATAAAGATTTAAATGATGCAAAAAAAGTTGCTGATAGAATAAGAAGTGAAAATCATAAAGAATTTTATAAATAAAACTAAGCCCCAATTAAGGGGCTTAAGGTTTAGCGATTGAATACGTACATTGTTACTTCAAATCCTAGACGCATTTCTGTAGCTGCTGGAGTTGTCCACATGGTATTTATCCTTAAGTAATATATTATGCTTAATTGCACAATATAATAGAATTATACGCTTATGTGGGTTTGCTAGACACCGGATAATCATTAAAGGTAGATAATGGATATACATATTTCAGAAGCAGATGTTCACTGTATTAGCTTGGCAATTTTTACAGAAGCAAATACACAACCACTTGAAGCCAAATTGGGCGTGCTTTTCACTATAATAAATAGAGTTAGGTCTGGTAAATTTGGTAAAGATGCGTGTGAGGTAACTTTTTCCAAAGGGCAATTTATCGGAATACAAGATATGATGAAAGTTAATGAAAAGAATATAGATAAAGTAGCTTTATTAAAGACTAAACTTTTAGTAGTGGACACATTGTTTTTTAAGAAGTATGCTAATCCTGTTGGAAATACTGCATATTATTTTCATGATGATAGTATAGACATGCAACATATTTGGAAAAAAAAGAAAGTAGTTAAACTTGGAAGGATGGTGTTTTACTAATGCAAGAACATAATACTAAATTATGGTTAGCTAAAGTTCATAAAGATGTAATGGATGAAGCTCATATTAGAAAAAAAATCATTAAAGACAATGAAGAATTAACTTATGCTTTAGAATGGTTAATAGAAGTATTTACAAATAACGACCCACAATGGCATGATGTTCCATGTATTAAAAATGCTAGAAAAGCGTTATACAAATGAAAGATAAAATACTAGGTTATCTCGTAGAAGAATTTGATAATACAGGAAAACTTGTATGGTCTGCCTTTATGTCATCTAAACCAACATCTTTAGAAATTGAAAAAGACATTAAAAACAAGCTGCATAATTGGGTTATAACACCACTTGTTGCGGATACAAAAAACATTATTAAAGTAACTAACATTAAAAAATACGATAGTAAGAAACTAACGGAGGCACATGGTGGACTCTAAACCACTTACTCAAGAAGAAATTATAAAGGTATATAAAGAAGCATTTGGATACGGTAGTCAGGTAATAACAATTGACAAGATATTTAGATTTGCTAGGCTTATAGAACAATTGCATGGAGTAAAAGATGTACACTAAATTAGATGACCAACGACAAGCAAAGTTTATTATAAGTTATATAGAAGCAAATCCTGGTTGCAGCATTAAAAGTATTGTGCAACAATGCGTTGTTTGTAGAACTAGATTAAAGTATTTAGAAAGCCAAGGATACTTTACTTTGCCAAAGTGGACTTACAATAACACATTGGATAAACGATTTAAAAATAGAAAATATGTGTCTGTAACTG